CACTTTATGCGGAACGCCGTTTGTATCGTACACCTGTACCGTTTCACCATCTTCTTCCGTTGTCTGATTCTTCATACTTTCTGTATGTTTCAATAGATTGTCAGTTTCTTCACCTGTAAAGCTTAATACAAAATCTTCTTCTGCTGCCATAATTGTTTTTAATTTATAGTTATTAATGATATTACCAACATTGTATATTATAATTATCTCATTGCATCATTAAGCCCAGCAAGAAACCATGGAAGAAGCGACGCTGCATGATGTCTTACCCTGCTAACTTCATCATCTGAAAATTCGGTATCGTCATCGCTGGAAAAAATTTTTTCTGCTAATTTTAAATCAGCAATACCAACTCCTGTCACATTGTAAATGTTATCTGCAAACATTTCTCTGACATCAATCTCCACGAAATCGGATTTATCTATCTTCGTGTACTTCTTAAATTTCTTAAAATCTATTTTCATGATTAATCAACTAAAATTCCATTTTCAAAAACCAGGCTATATCTTGAAGGTATCGAACCATTCTGTATAGTCCATGATATTGTTCTCGTTACTCCTTTTTTGTATGTATATGAGCCATCGGCTTGCAATGACCATCCGGTACCAAACTCATTAGACAATATCGTATTGGTATAAAGATTTCCGTTTACATGTACTCCTCCGTCAAAATATCCGGCATAAGTATTAGAACTATGTGGCTTGCTAGTACCGTTCCTTGAAGCATAGATACATGCTCCACCGTCATTGCTTCCAATTATTTTAACCCCAAATTTCCCGTCAGTCGCACCATTGAAATTTATGTCAATCATACCACTGTTATCATCCGTAGGAACACCAATCCGTATACTCCTGCTATCATTGCCGAAAAAATCCCTTCCCTTCCAATTCAAGGAACCGTTGTCTATAGTGAACCCTCCAATCTTAGCACCATTTGCAGATATAGTACCAGAAAATGTTCCATCAGCTCCGTCCAGGTGTTTAACCTTAAGACTATCGACATCCACACAGGATGTTCTTAACATAGGCTTACCATTTTTCCACTCAAACACCAGTCCAGCATTAGCTCCATTCCCATCTGTAATTTTGAATCTATCTGCATTAATCAAGACTTCAGATGATGTGACCTTCAATCCCGCTTTTTGGAAGTCATTTTTAACAGAGATTGCGATACTGCCTGCCGACTGTGTAATTGCAGCCTTCATTTCTTCCTCGGTAACAGCAAAAGTTATTTTATCTCCTATGTTTATTACAGAATCACCTGCAGACAAGTACAACTCCCGAAATTTACCTTTTAATCCTTCAGACTTAGAGTAGGAAATATAATCGCCTTCCTCTCTATCACCGATGTAAATACGTCCATGAATCTTTACATAACATTCTTTCTTTACACGGTCATATCCAACTGAAAAAGAGTCCTTATTAGACAAAGAATACCCGTCTATACCTTGATAGAATGTCAGATATGGTGCACCGTCTCCGTATGCAGACAGCACGATTGCGCTCTGATAGTCCGGGTCGGCTATGTCTCCCAGTTGTACCATCACGTCACCCACTTTGGGTATATCGCTTCCTTCGTCACAATGATTCACGGATACATCTATCCAGTTATCACCAACATTTTCCACCAGACGCCACCAATAGTGATTGGATACGCCGTCATATGCGCCTTCCTTAATATTAAAGGACTGTGAGCGTACTAAATTCCCTGGCTTAAAACGATTTTCTATGGCTTTCTCACCATCATCTGCAAGGAAGTAACAGCGATAAACAGAACCATAAGTTCCAGGAGATGAGTAACCTCTTTTCCCGTCTGAGAACTTGACTCCTTTACCATCCTTGAAACGAATTCCCTTTTTTTCTATAAACTCGACCTTAGTAATCGTTGCTCTGGCCCCGCTGGCGTTGAACATGAAGGAAGCTCCGGCCAACTCGGTCTCCATTATTGAAAGTAACTGGAAGATAGCTTTCTTGCGCACGTACAGTTTGTCAATCCATCCGACAGACTCGCCGCCCTTTTCTGAAGAGAATGACATACCAGCACCCATCATACCGGTCACGAAGTCAATTGATTCCAGGAAAGGAGATATGATACCGCCAAGAAGCTTAATGAGATAGTTTGTCTGGTCTTCCTTGTCCTTTCTCAATAATGTTGCAAGTGACCGTTTTGCCGAAAATACGTTACTGTCCGATGGGGCAGTAGAATCATTGGTCTTAATCACATATATGCTACTTCCTCCGCCTCCAACATAAGTATGCCCTTTATACGTAATCGACTCCAGTTTCTCTTCCACATCATTAAGGCGAGAGTAGGGCATACTTTCCCCAATAGTATATACCGGAGAATCCCATGGAATGTCAAGGTTAAACTCCCATCCGAGAACACGGCTTTCACGGCCATTCTCAAAAAAGGCTTTATTGACCAGGTTTATCTTTTGCCCGAACTCGAAAAAGCGTTTCAGCTTGTCTTCATTAACCCATTCTGACCGGAGGGTAGTGTAGTATGTACCATCGTCCTTTTTTCGCTGGTCTGCTATCTTCTGTGCCTTCTCTTTCAGTTCCTGCTCCGCGTCCGGAATCATTTGTACAGAAACAAACTTTGGATCAAAACCGGAAAGGATATACTTGTCATCATTTTCAGGATATATGGTATCATCCGGTAATGGACGTCCGTAGTCTTCGCTGCGGACAATTTCCCAAAGCTGGCTTCCGTTGTTGTCCGGGTCAAAAATAACACCGAACTCCAAACCATTCATTTTGCCGGACTGAAAGATAATTGTCAGCTCTTGTCCCGGAAGTATGTAGTCCTTGGAGAAATTCAGGCCAGTATCACGATAGCGATAGTAAGTCACGGTTTCCTGACCTCCGTCTTCATTTGTAACGGTTTCCGTCCTCGTAGATACACTTGACATCGTATTTTCAAGTCGGGGATATACCTCGTCAAATACCACGATGTCTTCAATTGCTTCTTCCTGGCTCATGTCAGGATACACATCTATGTATGGCGTACCAGCGGGAAGCATAAGTCGTCTTTGCACAACTCCGTTTACTACCGTCTGCTCTTCAATGGAACGGTAGTTCTCAGGTATGTTTCTTGTAGATCCGAATGCATAAATGCGGGTGGCATAAGTGCCTTTGCTCTCACTGCGAGTCATGGCAGACGCTTCAGCCCCTAACTCGATTTTCACGGCATCACCGAATTCGTTTCGCCCAAAATGAATTACGTTGTCCGTTATCCAGCAATCACAGTTCCACTTATCCTCACCCGCCATTGAGAATAAGGCATCCAGCAGGTTCATATTGTCATACGTCATTGCAACTGCCTTATTTTCTACTGTTGAATCTATTTCAAATACGAATTCTTTTCCCTTATAGGTATATCCCAAAGCTTTCAGGTTACGTAAGAACACACCAAGCTGTACATCAAGGGCTGCGGTAAGAGACCATGACGCTTCATATCCAGCATGTTCAGGAGTGTATTTGAAAATTTTGTTTTTCCACTTCCAGTAGTAAGCATCCAGTTTCAGCTCATAATCATATCCACCAGTAGAAGCATTGAAAGAAGGTTTCTGCAGGTCTGTTACCTCATATACTTTTGAAAGTAATCCGCCCAGAGAATCATCCAGAACCCCAGAAAGGTCTACATAGTCACCAAGTTTAAAATATATAGGTTCAGGCACGGAAAAGGGGAGAACGATGTAGTCCTCTTTCATCAGTGTAAACTTTCCCTTCGCCCCTTTGTTGATAGGGGTAGAGAACCTTGTTTTTCCGGATATGTCCTTAATTTCAATCATATCCCCAAAGTTCATAAATAACAAATGGAAGCCCTAAAAATCCGGACTTCCATTTGAAACAATAAAGGAAATGTTTGTTATTCGCTTCTGTCCATGGGATTCGGTTCGCAAAACTTACTTGAAACCTTACCGAAACACCTGTCAATACTTAACCCGTAAGAGATGCTTTTCCCCAGGTAAACCAGCTTGAAGACTTCGCTCCCAAGAGCGGGGATTTTGATGTTTACGGCTCCCTTCTCCAGTTCTGACTGAAAGGCTTTCTTCTTTGTCCGATAGTCACCTTCTGAGTCTCCTTCTATGGTGAACTGGAGAGTGATTTCACGCGATGCTACTTTTGCATTGTCGGTTATTATTCGCTTCCCGTGCTCCAGACGGCTCTCATCTTCGATGTAGTCTTTCATCTGGTTGAATCCGTCGATAGCATCGAGAAAACTGTCACCCATGCGGACACCCCATGTGCTCCAGGCATCCTTCCCGTTAATAAATAAATCTCCTGTCATAGTCTTGCTGTATTACGTTTCACTTCGGCAATGTCGGCCTGCATCTGTTTGATAGGTTTGACAATTTCGCCTGTGTTCTCTCTGATTTGCTGTAACTCCAAATAGGAATTGGCCAGGATAGTACGTGTCTCGTCGGCAATGTTGTACAGACCGGTCACTTGTGATGTCAGGGAGCCGATGGAACCTCGCAGTTCGGTAATAGCTACCGTTTGCTGCTGTTCTGCCGTCTCTATCCTAAGATTGGACTCATACACGGCAGTGAATCGTCCGCTCAGTTCTCCGGCATCCTCGTGCGTCATTTCCGTACCGAATCCGCGGCTGGAGGCCGACTGCTGTTCTTGCGTTTCTTTATTGTCATACCCTACAGCGGAAGCAATATCATCGCGTTCTTTAATAGCATCACTTACGATTCCATTCCATTTGCCTTGTAAATAGTCAAGTTCATTATCATCAAGCGCTCCATCCTCCATTCTTTTGGCAAAATCTTCGTACCATTCATTCAATCTGTCATAGTACAATTCTCCAATCTTGTTTGAAAGCATGGCTCTCATGAAATACTCGGACATGTTGTCGGCAAAATCTTCGGCAGAAGCATCCATATCCATTAGCGTGTCAATGAAACTGTCATACATCGAATCGAATGTCATTCCAGTAAGTGATTCATTGAGTTGTGTTTCCAGTTCTTCTATTTTTCCGGCTTGTTCAATGTAATCATCCAGCTTTTCAGTCAGCCTACCTCCATATCCTCCCTTTCCGGTATTCTGTATCTGCGTCCACATATCTACATTCCCCTTCAAGAGTTTCATTTCTTCAGGAGAAAGATCCCAAAGACTTCCATTCCAGTTCCTTCCTATTTGATTGCTGAAATCATTTATTTGGCTTTGTGTGAATCCTCCCCAGTAATAATTCCAGCTATGATGGTTTCCTGAATAACGGGCTTGTTCCTGTGCTATTTTCAGATAGTTTGCGTTTTGCTCATCTTGATACTTCACGGCTTTCCTTGCAGCATTGACTGATATTGCACCTCTTCCGGCTTTTATGGTGTCATTCAGTGCGTCAATACTTCCCTGAAGTGCTTCATTTCTGTCTGTCAGTCGGTCTATAGCCTCCTGCACCTCCTTGGCATTGCTCCCAATAGAAGTAAGTTTACTGAATCCACCGAAAGAAATAGCGTCAAAAATGCTTCCAATACCTTTCATTAAGGATTCTCCTATAGATACGAACAAATCTCCGGACAGCACATCTTCAATGATTCCAGACACAGCACTGAATACGGAGTCAAGGAGTCCGCTAATTACTATACTTATCCCATCCTTGAATATGTCAATTATAGAAAGAATCCATCCGACAACGGGAACGCTTTCAAGCGAATCAGCAAGTTTTCCAGCAGCCCCACCAACTCCTTTTCCTGCTTGAATCAGTCCATTGTAGATATTTGTGAGTCCTCCGGAAGTTATCTGTTGCAATCCCTGTACCACGTTATCCATATTGGCTTTTAATGCAGTGGCTGTTTCAGACATTCCTTTCTGTGCCTTTTCAACATTTTCTGACTGCATTTGTACATTTGCAGATGCCAAATCAGCATTGCTCTGTGCATTTGCCAATGCTTCCTTTGCTGCATTTTTCTGCTCTTCAGTACCGGTTTTCAACGCATTCTCATATTCTTCCTGAGCTGTGACAAGACGCTCCAATGCATCCGCTTCCTGCTCCTTAGCAAGATTAAGACTTACAACTGAATTTTGATATGCTTGTACATTATCACCAAGTTTCTTGAAATCCAACCCTCCTGCACCTCCAAGAGATTTTTCCATTTGATTAACCGCATCAACAATGGCTTGCTGGCTTGACGCGTCTGAGTTTTTGAACTCATCGGTCTGCATGTATTTCCTGGCATCTTCAAGAGCAGGTTTAATCATATTGGAGAACATTCCTCCGAACTCACCAAACACTGTTACCCAATCTATATTTGCCTTTAAAGCATTTGATTCGATACCGGAAAGTTTGCTGTCCCGTTCTTTCCCTAACCTTATCTTTTCGGCATTTGTTTGGGCTTTGGCTATCTTGTCGGCATATTCTTGTGCAATGGCATACTTACGCTGTTGGAACGTGCCATATTCCTGAAGATAGGAATTTAGTGCATCCTTTTCAGCTTGAAGCGATTCAATATCTACTTCATAGAAAGACTTATTACGCTTTGATTCTGCATTGGATTTCATCACTTTCACTTCATCAATCTCACCATATTTGGCTTTAGCCTTGTTGTAAGCATCAATCTCTTTCTGGTAATCCAGTTCAATCTGTCTACGTTTCTTTTCAGAACCTTCTTCCATCAGGTTGATTTCTTCCTGCTGATTTGTTCTGCGAAGCTGAAGGAGTTCTTCTGCAACCTGTTGCTGCTCTTTCTTTTGTCGCTCGGCATCTTTCTTCGCATTATTCTCTTGTTTGGCCAGAGTGTCTCCTGTTACACCACCGAGCGATTTATATGATTTTTCTGCTGCTTCCAACTCTTCTACAGCTTTCTTATAAGCAGATTCAGTGCCTTTTTTAGCATCCTCTACGGCCTTTAATTTTGCTTCGTAAACAGCTTTTGCTTCTTTATATGCTTGCTGATACGTCTTTTCCGATGCTTCTCTTTGCGATTCCAGGCCAGATATGGTGCCGTCAATCCCTTTTAACGCTGCTTGCGCATTATTGAACCGTATTTGAACGTCAATAGGAATTGTTGCAAAAGGAAAATTCTTAATTTTTTCTTGCTCTTCCTGCAATATTTGTCTTGCTATATTGTATTCGCGTATAATCTGCTCACGATTACTTCTTGCTTCCATCAGCTTGACTTCAACAGGTTTCGAGTTTTCCTCTGTTTCCTTTTTCAGTCGATTATATTCGCTCAAGGCTGATTTCCACTTGTTAAGATTTGCTTTTGCTGATTCTATTTGTGAAGCAATTAATGGGGCACCTTGCCCGGCATTTTTTAAAGAAGCATTTAATGATTTTATTTTCTCCTCCCATTGTTGTATATTCTTTAGTATGTTTTCATAACTGTTCTTGTCTCGTTCCTTATTCAGTTCTTTATTTGCTTCTGCAAGATTGAGTACAGCCAGTTGTTCACGGGTATAAGCAGAAGAAAGTGCAGGAGAATACCTTTGCAGTTCCTCATAGGCCTTTATCTTTGAAAACTCTGTTTCTGTCTCATCTTGGATAACGCGTATCAGCTCTTCTATCTTTTTCTTGCGTTCCTCTTCCTGATTCGCAAAATTCTTTTGTTCTTCATTGAATTTTTGCTGTGCCTTTTCCGATGCGGTTGTGCTGTCATGAAAGGCCCACATAGTAGCAACAAGCCCGGCAAGAACCGTAGCTACCAGTACATACGGGTTAGCTTTCATAACCGTATTCAAAGCCTTTTGGGCTATCGTTTGAGCTTTAGTAACCAGTATTGCAAGTTCCATTCTGGCCGTTAATGTATCCTGAGCTATTCGCACTACAATAAGAGCGGTTTTATATGTCCCGTATGTAGCAATCAGTCCTATCAAAATCTTACCAACAGTTTCATAGTTCTCAATAAGACCTTTCAATCCTGAAATACCTGCAGAAGCAATTCCCTGAGTATCTTTTCCAATCTCATTCAACATTGTATCCCAAGCATCTCCAAGGTTACTCAACTGACCTGTAAGAGACTTAGACTGTTCTTGCATCAGGTTATAATAGATTCCTGATTCACTAGTCATATTTTTGAAGGCCTGTTCTACTTCTTTAAATCCTACCTTGCCTTCCTTTACTAAACCGGAAACTTCATCTTTTGTCACACCAAGCACTTTTGCCAGTTCCTCGTAGATGGGAATACCACGTCCTGCAAACTGACGAATATCGACAGCATAGGCCCTTCCTTGCGTCCTTAATGTGCCATAGAGATAGGCTATTTCACTAAGCTGGGAGCCAACACCGGCGGCTACATTCCCCAACATTACAAGCTCATCACCCACATTCTCGGCTGACGAGCCATAAGCAATCATTTGCTTGGCAGATGATGCCACCCCTTGAAGGTCAAAGGGCGTCTTTGCGGCAATATCCACCAGTTCCGACATCAGTTTATCTGCTTTTTCCTTACTTTTCAGCATGGTTGAAAAAGCAATTTCAAGCTGCTGGAATTGTCCTCGTACATTGACAAGTTCTGTGGCAAAGTTTTTCAAGGCAGTTACTCCACCTATTACACCAAGTACTTTGGTTAAGGAAACGGACATCTTTTCATTTGCTTCGACCGTTTCGCCGGCTTCTTCCTTAAAAGCTGCATATTCATCCTTCAGTCTCTTTACTGAAAGACGGGCTTCTGCCTGCTGTTGAGTAAGTCCAAACAAAATATCTTTCTGCTCCCTTAACTTATCGGTTTGAGCTTTTATCTGCTCCGACATACCGCTGGTATTACCACCCGACTTTACAGTTTCTCGGTATTTCTCTTTCAATAAAGTAAGCTCATTTTGTAATTGCCTAATGACACCCCTTTGTGAAGTAATATTTGCAGAGAGGTTGTTTACTGTTTGTGAAGCGCTGTAAATTCCATTTTTGAAATCACGCTCCATTGTAGCTCCAACTTTAGCCGCCTCGGTTACCAGCCCCATCATTTGTTGGCGAGCAGATGCCAATTGGGTTTCCAAAGCCTTTGCCGCTGCCGGAGATTTGTTCACGTCCATCTTTTTGAGTTGGGCTTCCAGCTTTTCACATTCTTGTCTTAGCTTTACGACCTGTTCCCAGTCACTTGATACACGGAATACGAGTGTTGCCATAAATAAAAATCTAAATATTAATGCTTAAAATTATGATATAAGCAAATAGTATTCAGACTTTTTGAAATCAAAAACGAAACAACTTGGCAATTGTCGTGTAATTTAACTTCTATTTTTGAATAATTAGACTCCATCTCGGAATAGAACAAAAAAGGCGCACCATTATGATGCGCCCGATTGTCAATTTGTTCTTTAATTTATATCAGAGCCTCACGGCTGGAATATCAAAACTTGACATTTGCCATTCTTTTAAGTATCTCATTGTATTTTGATTGTATGATAGCTCTTTGCTTTTCTGATGCTGTAATTATCTTTCCTTTATACTTTCGCATTACAGATTCATTTATACCTATTTCCTTTGCAAACTTACTTGCATTAATAAAAGGGAACGCTTCAAAAAATCCACTTAAGTCATACACATACTCCACAGAATAGCCAGCTTTATACCAACTTGGAAATTCACCATGTTTTTCTTTGTAATATTCTGCCTGTTCCTCTAAAACAGAAATAAAGTCCTCTTTCGCTTCTTGTTCTGTAAGCCCAAAGCCATACGCACCGTTTACATCTTCAGAATAGATAGAAATTCCTCCATCATCTGCTTTTTCAATAATAGCCTGAATCTTCTTCATAATCGTGTATTTTAAGTTTTGTCAATTAAATGCACCCACCGAAGTGGGTGCTGTTCTTTTACTTCTTTAACCCCGCCTTTTTCATCATGCTGTCAAGAGTACCTTTAGGTATCTCTTTGGCTGGATGTCTGCCTACAGGGATAAAGTAGTCAAAGTCGGGATGAACATACTTGTGATGTTTCTTTCCCTTTTCGATTGTCCAGCCTGCTGACTCAATCAATTTGTAAAACTCTGAAAACTTCATAAATCAAAGAACTTTTAATTGACAATGCAAAGGTAACATTTTCGTTACTATTAAGCAAGCTTTGTAACGTAAAAAAGTAACGTTTCTGTTGCTTTTTAACATTCTAATAGAGCCATATCTATTTCTTGTTTCTTCTTCTGCGTGAAGCCATATCCTTGCCTTTCACCTTCGTGACTTTTGTCCCGGTTACAGTATGAAGCTTGTCACGCTGCATTAATACTAAATTCCTGTATGGTATCTCATAGACCACTTCCCGGTATGACAGATGCAGATTTTCCATGAACGATGCAATCTGTCCCAAGAGAGTATCATTTCCTACGACCTCGGTTTCGCTGCCAGCAGACTTACGTTCCTCGCCAAGCTGACAGCTTTGAGAAAAACCTTTGAGTCAATCATAGAGAGTGCTTCATCTAAAGCATTTACGTTTTCTTCGTATGTTCCTTTGGCTAACTCTTCACTCAAGTTTTCGTCACCAGCTATCAGCCAGGAAAGAGCCCTGCTGTAGGCCTCACTTTCTCCCAGGGAGAGAAGAACTTCTTTCAAATTGTCTGCTTCTTGTACGCCTGACAAATGGGAGATTGCCCCGGCCAACTTGTGGATAGTAGGAGGGTAGACCGTGTAGGCTTTCCCAGCGACAAACACCGTTCTGAAATCACTTCCGATAATGGATTCAGTTACTATTTTTGCTCCTTGATTCATTCTGATAAAAGATAAAAATTAAGGGGTGAAGCCATAAAGCCCACCCCTGTTATGGAATTCAATCTCTACCTATTGGATAGGCATTAAGCACCTGCTGTTACTTCAGATGAGTCAAACCAGTATTCCGGTGCAACTTCTGCATTTTGTGGTTCCACTTCCACCGCACTTACAGGAATACCGACAGCCTTGTCTGTTGTGGCTTCACGTGCACCGATGTCAGCACGTGGAATCACACAATACTGGTCATCGTCAGTTAAAGCAACAAGTAACTTCTCAATGTTTACCTTACCTCTTGCACGCTTCCAACCTTTGTCGGTGTTGATGACATCGCCACCCATAAGGTCTTTTTTAGTAGGATAGTCGTACTCGCCAATGGTAAAGTTGACGGTCACGTCACCCATTTCCTTTTCACTTCGATAGGTCTGGCCGGTAAGCTGGTTCTTATAGTTCGTTCGGCTTGCTTCTGCCTCTTCGAGTGTCCACGTATCCTGATGGATATTCTTGATTTCTTTCAATGCTTCACCCTGTAAAAGAGTATGCAAGGCTTGTCCTGTCAAATCTGCGGTAATCTCGCTTGTTTCGCCATACCAAAGCTTCTTGATATTCGCGGCTGTGACTTTCTTTGCTTCTGCCATATTATTTCACATTTAAAACTTCAAACAAAATTCTTACATTCACATAGTGACACTTTAAAGCAGTGTCCTCCTCCGTTCCAATTGATTCGATAGAATAATGATAGGTTGTACCGTCATAGCGACCGGTAACACCGTCAAACAATCCCTGTGCCTGCTTCTCCAGTTCGTTCAGCCGGATGGTATTGGCTTCGCCTTCCTTCAAATCGGGAACACAAATGTTCACCTCGACGAAAGATTTCTTCCAGTATGTGCCCGGCTGTTGCTTCTTGGCGTGAATGACAATCCTTTCGGACTTTATCGCCCCTGTCAGCTTCTTGCCATGGGGAACGATATCAATCCCGAAAGACTTGCAGTCACGGTAGAGAATGTTCGCTATGTCAGTAGTTACTATCATACAATAAGATATTGAATATTATTATCATACTGAAGGAATACATGAAAAACCAGTTCTCTAAGTTGAACAGTACCTGCAAATCTTTTGTCTGACAAATCTTTATCAGATATATTTTGTCCTGTTGCATACATAAAAATATCCACTAAACACAATTCTTTTTGACATTCATCTACTACTGCCCACAAGCAAATTGCATTCCGTTGTGCTTGAATAGATAATATTCTTGCTCCGATAGGCAGACATAATTTTGAGTGGTCTGCGACCATCAGTTCATACTTGAATATTCGTTTCATTTGATTTCCTCCTTTAATCGTCTCTCAGCAAATAAGGCTGCACCAGTTGAAACTTCGTAACCTTTGGATTCCACGTGTGAGGCATACTCAGCATCGTTTCTTATCACCAGTCCATCATCCTCAACTGAATACTTGTTTGACTTACGGAGTGTGCCAGTCTGATTCTGATAATTGCCGTTCTTTACAGCGTAGTCGACAGCTTCCTTGCCGACTTTACCCTCAACAGCTTTTACCTCGGCATAACCTTGTTCGAAAAAGCTATCCACGTCCGCAAAATCAAACTTTACAGCCATATCTCTGAGTAACCAAAATAATTCGTATTCTTCACCATGTAAACCTTGCCAGTTCCACGGATATTCTCACCATCCATACATCTGACTTCATCGCCAGCCTTCAGGGAGGTTTTCTTTTCACAGACTATGTGATAGTTCGGTCGGTACACCTCGCCGTTCTCCGAAGTAAACTCCTTGGTGGAGTTATCATCACACCGGCACTTACATACGTCCTGCCAGCTTTCTCCACCGGTTCCGGGAATAGGCCGGCCGAACTCGTCTGTTTCCATTGGAGTAGTAACCTTGATTTGTAATATATGTGGCGCGAATATCATAGGAATCTGACTTTAGGTTTATCTGACAGTGTGTCTTCAAGGCCATACTTCTTGCACAAGAATGAGTAGTATTCCTTCAAGCCTTTGGTGTCCCAGGACATAGAGAAACCGTTCTCGCTGATGGAAGTAGCACGAAGTAGAAGAGAGGGGATAAACTTCGCCATAGACACCGAAACAAGTCCGATGTTTGACGGGCCCATCTCATCCTCTCCGCTTACTTCTGAAGACAAACTTATCTCCAAAAGGTCAGCCTCCGACAAGTTGATGCCGAAGGTCTGAAACTTCTGTGATATGTAGTCGTTTACTGTCATGCGTTCATGGTTGACAAATCAAAGTTCACAATCAGATTCGGGTTCGTAATCTGAGGAATCCACTCTGCAGTGTATTCCAAATAACGACCGTTCTTGTCCTTGTAACCGGAAATAAGCATATCACCGTCTGCCTGGGTGTAGTTACGTCCCGGTACGCCGTCCACTGCTTCGTACGGAGTGTGGAAACGCATATAACCGACCTTATCCTGCGGAAGCAAGGTGATACGGTCGTCTGCATAAATCTGCACGTTCTTCCCGGTCTGGTCTTTCACGTAATCTTCCTTGATTTCAATGGCCGGAAGCCCGATGCCAGTGAATACTTGGGAAGCCAGTTGAGATGTAATCAAACCAGTTGAAAGATACATCTCATTTCCTGTAAGCTGCATCTTGAACTTGTCACCAAACTCAGCCGACCCGATGATATTCTTCACGAAAGTTCCTCGTGACATAATCATCTTCTGGAAATTACCGTAGTCCGCTTTCAGTGCATTAATCTGCTGCTGCAAATAGGTGATGAAGTTCGTCTTCGCACCAGTATCAGGCTTGATGAACTTGAACGGCAATTCAATGTTGAGAAGGTCAACGCCTCCGGCATTGTCGTCCTTGTTCTTAACAGCTGCTTCTCCGGTCATCAGAAGTGAACCTACGATAATATCCATGCGCTTGTGAGCTGCCAAAAGTACCTGGCGGTAATCGTCATAGATGAAATTCACGATTTCCTGCATGGCTGCTACCTGGTCAGCAGGTTTAGCTGCGTTAAACTTGTCAATCAAGTCCTGAAGTTCGGACAGGCGGTCAATGGAAATCTGGTAAGCATCGCCAAGATAAGCGATTTCACCATATCCTGAACCGATATTCCGGCGTTCACGGATAGGCTTCTCGCCGTATCGTGAGTTAATAGAACCGGCCATCACTCCAGTAACCTGACCGATGTAGTCCTTGAACACACGGGTAGTCGTTCTACGGAAATCAAGATACTGCTGCCAGTAGATTGTATCCTTACGAGTCTGAAGGACGCGCTGGATAACGGCGTTTACGATATTGGGGTCATTAAACAGAGTATGAATAGTTAGCATCATGTTTTACCTCCTTTCTTTATTTGCTTGCAATTACACCTGCTGTTCTCAAAGATGCCAGAAGGGCATTCAATTTTGTATGTGCATCTTCCTGCCCAGTAGCATCATCTACTTTAACACCTTGCTTTACACCTCCGAGAGCAGAAGATGTTGCTGCAGACAAAGTGAATTTGTTGGCTTGGGATGCGATACCATCCAATTTAGCTTTGTCTTCTTTACTCATCAAGCCATCTTGACTGGAAGACGCTTTGGCAACTACAGCCTTTCCACCTTGAGTAACGTCAGGAGCGTTGAACTGGAAATGCGGCATGTTGGCCTTGTCAATGTCAGAGAAAGGCATAACCAATTTGGTAGGCTCAATCTCGAATGCTCGCATCAAAAGAGCAACTAATACAATGCCTTCTTCTACTTGTACTCTTCCGTACAAGGCTGAGTTAGCAATGACTTTCGGAGTTGTGCCGCTTACCGCTGTAGCTTCATAGAGTACAGTACCAGCTTCCAATGTTTCGCCAAAGTCGGCAGACAGCGTCAACTTATCGAAATCTTTGTTTGATTTGTCAATACTGTTGATGGTAGCCCCATGAGAACCATTACCCAGATGCATACCCACATAAGCCAAAGAGTTTTTCTTGATTTTCAATGTGGTATTGGAACCGGTGGTAAACTTTTCATAGACTTCTACACGGATAGCCACCTGAGCGGTCTTCTTCACCAAGTCGGCGGCAATCGGTGTAAAGGATGGAAGAAACGAACCAGCGACAAGGTTGGCCGTATCCAGCTTGTAAGGGCCTCTACGTCTTACACCGGTAGAAACGTCATAGCGTTCCTCGATGGACGGTTCAGGCTCAATGTTGTACTTAAATCCTGCTGACATAAATTACTTGTTTTGTTGTTCGACAATAGATTTTGTGTCCGCCTCAATCATTTTGGCGAACTCGCTCGCTTCCTTCTCCTGCTTCTGTTCGGCAGTTTCAGGAGCTTTGGAGAACTGAAAACCGTTGTTAGACATATCCTGCTTCATGTCCTTGAAATAAGTGTCCAAGTCCGTGTTTTCGGGAATGTTGCGGTCTTTCAGCATAAATTCGGGAATACCGTACTTCTTCGCCACTGCTGAAATCTGAGAATTGCGCTGCGCCTGCGCTTCATTTTCCTCCATTTTGGCCAGCTTGTCGGCAAACGGCTTGATACCGGCGGCGATGCCATCGGCAATCATCTTTGCGATGTCTGTCTCCTGCGGCTTTGGAGGGTCGTTTGGTTTCGGTGGTTCTGGTTTCGGATTCTCGATTGGTTTTCCGTCTTTCAGTCCATGCTTCTTCTCGTAGTTTGAAACAGCGGAAGTCTGCGCCTGTCCTGCACGGAAATCACCATAGTTTTGCATCACGTCCTGAAATGAGATACCCTCCACGATGGAGGTCACCTTCGTTTCGTCCGTTACACCCTCTGCCTTCTTTGTGGCGATACGGGTGAGTGTAGCAGTGTCCACCCCAGAGAATTTTTGTTGCAGTCCTGCCAAGATTAGTTCAAAGATTGTCATACCGTATGAGTTTGATTAATAATTTCATACGGTAAATTTACTTATAGAGAAAGGGAAGGGGAAATTTTAAGGCTAACGATACGAAACAATTAAGAGAATGTTCGTTTTTAAGCAAAAAGAAAGCGTGACTACCTAAGTACTCACGCTGAATATTTATTTCTGTTGTTCTATAAAGAATTTTATTTTAGATAGCATCTGGTCAAACGATTCTGTATTTGACATAGCAGGGAAATCTTCTCGTCCCTTATCAAATGCCCATAATTTAAAAAACTGGACTAATACTCCAGAATAGTTACTACAATCATTTTTTACATAATCGAAAATTTCAAATATTCTTTGGTCCTCATCTGGATGTTGATCATCTCCTTTCAAATCATCTGAAAAAAACAATAAAGAGGATAATGCGGAAAGAATACCTAAAGAAGCTGTAATTTTTTCTTCTTTGGGAACATCAAAATATATATCCCAAAAGGCTAAATTATCAGCATCAGATTCATCTTTTTTATTTGGAAGATAATGCTTAAAACGGAAATGAGCCAACTCATGTAAAAGGATAAAAACTATTCCATAAGAAAAAACTGAATTAGTTTTAACACTATAAGTGCCACCCATATCAATTTTATTAAGTTGCTTCAAATCATCGTCAGACACTTTATTTTGTCTTAGATGAGAAGCTATTGTAAATTCATCAAATGTTTCTTTTAGGACTTTTTCTAATGAATTTATTTCTCGCAATGTAACATACTCTTCACTTGTTTTGTTATAATCATTTAGTTCGTTTATTACTGCATTGGCTAAATCAGGTTCTAGCTTCTCTAATTCAAGTTTAAATACGATTGCATCATAGGTCTTAATGGCTATATCACATATAATCCATAAAAATTGGCAATATGCAGAAGATAAATGAACCCTATTTAAACAGTCTAAATGGGCAATATCTGTAATCATTCCATCACAATCCTCCCATTGAATTTCATTATGTAATCCCTCTTGTATTTGCTCTGAAATCTGGGCAGATTTAATTTGAGACAATAATTTACTAATATTATCATTTAGTTTATGTACCGGAAACTTTAATTTTTCCATAATTACAACAAATTTATAGCTGCCAGTTCCTCTGTCAGCGCGTTAATACCTTTCTGAATCTTCTCTAATTGTTGTTTGCGTGGTTTGTGTACTCCAGCCGCATAATGCCACAACTGACGTTCATTAATTCCGGTTATCCGGCTCAAAGCAGCTTTAGTAAAGATACTGCTGTAATAGTTGATGAAAGTGGCAGCATCTATCTTGAACTTCAAGGTGAACTCTCCCTGTAAAACTTCCACTGGAGCGATGTTCATCTCCTTGCATGAATCCAAGTATAGTTCAACAGCTTCCTTCATGTTCTTCTCGATTTCCTTCACATCGTTGCCAACCGTTATCACCGGAGCACCTTCAATGTAAGCACTAAGATTATTTCCAGCATGTTCTACAATCACTTCTACGGTTTTCATACTGACCTCCTTTTTATCGTTAAACAAAAGAGGCGGGGGCTATTTTAGCCCCGCTTGCCTCAGAATGTTGTAATAAGTGCCTTTCTCAACGCCTTTCTTGCCGTGGTCTGGGACAATCACTACATGGCTACCATCAGTGTAAACCATGTGACTGCCTTTCTGCCTCACGAACCAAAAGCCATTTTCAGTAAGCAGCGTTACAACGTCTTTAACTGATTTGTAGCTCATAGCGTTTAAGACTTAATTACGATGCAAATATAGTAAAATAACGAATAATTACAAAGGAGTATTCATGTTTTTACTATGATAAAGAAAATAGCGATACCTCGAAAGATACCGCTATTCAAATAGTCAATATTTTAGATTTATATCATTCTGTTTTGTATTATCCCCGTAAATATTCTGACTGAATTGTTCTATTCTTCAGATTTGCTGCTGGAACTTTTAAGAGAGGAAAGCTGTTTCTGTTTCTCAATGTCGTTCTTCTGCTTCTCAGCCTGCTCTTCCTTGATGGCTTCAATCTCATCCAGAACTGCATCCACGTTCCCCACAAAGGTGATAGCCCGCTGTTGCGACCAGATTTCACCGTCCTTGGCCTTGATTGCCGTGTCTATCTTGTCTTTGATGTCCTCCAGCTTATACGGCTGCATCTGCACATCCACGTCAATGGTTTCGGAGGCTTCTTCAAGGGTGGAATTCACGGAACCCAACGCAGAGACAAGAAAGTTTACCCGTCGTTGCATGAACTCGCCGACGGTTTCATTCAGGTTCTCCACATTCAGGTGGGTGGACATGAACACATAGTCGAAAGTCACACCGGAAACGGCGTTTCCTGTACCCTTCAGGGAGTCGAAAGAGATTCTGGGCGTATTGGTCAGTCCGTATATCTGACTTAACAGCGTCTCCACCTCAAATTTTACCGTATCGGGCACCTGAGACCAGGTAAGATACTGGGCATTTGCTCCCTGACCGGTCAGCTCGACTACACGATTCTTGAACTCACCTGAGAAATTCTCCACGTTACCAAAAAGCATGAGGATAGGGAAGAAGTGGTAGTCGATACAGTCTGCATAGTTTGAAAGAAGTTTCTCCAGTCTTACGCGAAGACTCTTAATCTTCTCACAATACGCTTCCGGACGGTACATGTAAATCACCGGCATCTTTTTGAATCCATGTGCGAACGTACCTTTGTCGGTCCAATTACTTGTCAGTTCCCATTGGTAAACCATGTCCTTGGTAATGGTCATGAAACATGTAATCTCTACATCGTTCAGGTCTTTCTTCTTGTACTCACGGGATAGGGCTACCAAATCCCCCTGATCATTGAAGAAGGGATAGAGCTTGTCGCCACGGAACGGAGACCAGATGGCACTCTTCAGACGGTATTCAGGTTTTGATTTGCCGAAGATTCCTGAAATCTTTCGTTTGAGCTTTGCCCAGAAGCCGTCATCCTTCACCACATACCAGTATTCGGCCACTTCCTGCTCGGCCAGCCATGCCCGGACTACTTTCTTGTTCTGGTATTTCAACTTGTTTTTCTTGAACACCTGCTTCAATGTGGAAAGAAGGCTTTCTTCCGACTGGTCCGGCTGGCAATCAAGGACCGGTTCTGTTCCAACGGTGAAGGCAGTCTGAATGTTCACGATGTCCTGCTCGATAGGAAGAGCAATCCTGTTCGGGTCAACTTCTTTCCTTACCGCCGGCTCAACATATTCTTTCCCGGTTGTAGGGTCTGTAATCCGTTTCTCAGGCTGGGTAGTGATTTTGATTTTCGGGTATTTCTCTTCATCTATCACTATCTCGTGCTTGTTCGGATTCCAGTCGTTGTAAAGAGCGTGAGCGTTTGGTTGCTCGGTCTTTCGTCCTTTTTTCAGATAGTAGATTTTTCTCTCTACTTCCGGCATAGCTAAAATTTCTTCTATAGTCATATCTCAAAGTTTAATGTCCAAATATTCCTGAAACGTCTTTGGGTTTCATAATTCTACCGAGAAGTTCTCCCAGCACATAGTAGCGTGCAGCATCTATGCCATGATTATCATGGTCTTCAGGTTCGTTGATGTAGTTTCCATCCTTATCCTTTGCCCATACATAGTTTCTGAACTCCCTCTGCAGGTTATAAGAACGCTTGGTGATGAATATTTCCATTCCCTGCATCTTGTCAATACCGGCATTGACAGAACCTTGCCCTTTCTCTACCGCGTATATTTTAATCCCTCCGTTATGAATTTCCTGGATGAGTCGCGGGTCCGCACTGTCGGCAATCACTCTCAAATTCCACGGGCGTAGCGTCTTTATAATATCCCCAGATAATAATCCAGTTCTATAATCCACTTCATCCAAATAAAGCGCATTGTCAATGATTCCGCACCGAATAGAAGCCGATGGGTCATTGGTATAACCAAAGTCCTGTCCGATAGCCACTTTCTTGCACCACATGGGGAACTCATCCACAATTCCCCATTTCTTGAACACTGCACCCTCGGCCACGTCAGCCCATCGTCCGATAACCACATGAGCGTACTTCTCCGGATTCTTCTCTTTCATTTCCTTGACTTCTCTCAGGAACTCAGGAGAAAGGTTCTCTATATTGTCGAAGTAAGTCGTATGGATATGAAGTACATTCGGATGGGTGGAAATCTGTACCTGGACGCCGTCAATATCCACCAGCCGATGAGTATTCTCGATGTATTTCTTGTAGATGAAATGGTTCGAATCGCATGGATTCATAATTATGATAATCCGGTTCTGGATTCCCTTCTTACGGATGGAGAGCATAATCTTGTCAAACTCTTCCTCACTGGTCCATTCCTCTGCTTCATCACAGACAAAGGTGGTGATACCCTGAATTGATTTCAACTTTGCCGTCTGATTCCCGGAAGAAGTCTTGATACCCCGGAACATGATACGACTGCCGGTCATCCGATTTACGATGTCCGTCTTGGTGGTCTTGAAATACTTCGTTGTTCCATCCAAATCTATCTTTTCCATCATTTCAGGAATAATAGACATCCCGGCAGATACCATCGTGTAACGGGTATAAAGAATCTGGTGGACTATCTTCTCTGTGGGAGTCATCTCGAACGTCAGCCGCTCTATGAAGGTAGAAGCGTTGAAAGACTTTCCCGATCCACGGCCACCGGTAATGAGAATGATAAACTTCTCGCTATCGGTATATAACGGATGATATATCGCTTGGGGTACAATCATTTCAGTTTGTCTTTAATCCATGAGTCAATAGAAATTCCGTGGTCAATATCTTTTGGAATATCTGCGTCTTCGTCTTCTCGGTCTCCAAAACCTTCTTTTCTTCCTAATGTGGAAAGTAAATAGCGAATCATATACCCATCTGGACGTTCACGCCATCCGATAAAGTTCCCATTTTCATCTTTCTCAGGGATACCAAGCGCAAGTACACGTGCAGATACAAGGCATTCATCTACCAGAGAACCTCTTTCGTCGGTGATAGCATCTTTGAACTGGCAGTCTGTTCTGGCCCAATCATACACGGTTTTTCGGGTTACATTGAATACAGCAGCAACTTTAGAGAGATTTCCACCTGTTTTATGAAGGACCTCTCTGAATTTCGATATGTCTGGCTTCTTTCCCATGCGCGCGTATCTGTTTATTTTGATTACTCAATCAATTTCAAAACCTCTTCTCCTTTGGCAAATTTTTCATCCGTACTGATACCCAACAAATCACAAAAATCTGATTTTGTCTCAAAAGAAGAAAATGAAAGTATTATATAAGCATCTTCATCCTGCCTGTGCTGAAATGCAGATTCTTTTACTTGTTGCTTTACCGCTTTCATGTGTTCTTTCTTCTCTTCATATGGCAGTGCAGCATCTTCAGGAATAGGATTTTTTATACCATCGAAGTCTGTTGGCAATAACAAGTCATCTAATGACTCTGATAAGGAATTGGCATCAACTTCACTTATCGCAAGTATATCATTCAACTCATCAGGACTCAACCCGACTTCGGAATAGTCTATATCAGGCAAATAACTCGCGAGCAAATCTAAATCAGGCTTGGTGTTTCCTACTGCCATATAAGTAAGCTGTTCCTTTTCTTTTTTTTCGTCAAGGTTCACAACCTCCACTTTTACCTTATAGTCTGTATCAGAAGTACCATCGTATTTGTAATACATATCCATAGCCTTGATACGCCTGTGCCCATCTATTAGGTTTCCGCTTAATTCATTCCATACAATACCACCAAGAAAACCGACTTTTTGCAGGTTTTTCTTTTGCAGTCTAATACGTTCATCCGAATGCCTCTTAGGGTTTATCGGATTCAGATTTATCTGCGAACGTTTTATTATTCTTGTCTCACTTTGTTTCAGTTCCTTCATAATCATGCTCAAACAACAATCGTTCTACCATAGGGTATTCCTCTATAATCTTTTTCAAGTCTGCCGGGAAATTACTTCTGAGCCACAAAAGATAGTTCATATCGCTTATATTCGTTCCTGCCGACTGGCTGTTACCGTATTTCTCCGGCTTTATAAGACTTTTCTTTTCGATATAGTTCAGAATATCAACATTCTTGTAAGCTGATAGGGGATAACATTTCTTTTGCGCTTCATTGATAGCTTCATCTTTGTACGTCCTTAGCATCAACCGTCTGTTCATTGAGTCGGATTGTTTGAACCCGAAAAATGCCCAGTCTATATGATATTTTTCTCTGACTATCTCTGTAAGCTGCGCCATACTGTACTGCCTCTGCTTTTCGTTCTTTATACAACCCATGTAACCACTCTTACGATATGAATATACCGCAAAGTGAGGCACTTGTATGAACTTCACATTACCATATTTCTTGCAGGTGTAGTTGATGTATCTGTTAATATGCTGCAAGTCCTTGACTACATACATGTAAACACATACTATCTCTTTGAAATAGGGGTGCATAAGATCTAAAAGGGCTATACTGTCCTTACCCGATGCTGAGTGAAACAATATAACCCTATCTGTCAGCTCTGAGACTTGTTTAATTATGCTTATAGCCTTCTTCATGATTAAACAACTCTACCGCCAACTGCTCTGTTGATTCTCGCTCTCTGAGCAGCGTTTGTGCCCATTGATTGAAAACGTCCAGCTTCATAATCAGCTCTTGTTCGGTACGTTCTACCGTCTGAAGCTGTTGCATAAACTTCTGCCATAATCACTTTTTTTAAGTTACACAATCTTTTACCTATATGCAGACAAAGCCGCATAAAGCGGCTTGACCTTTTTTATTTCAATCCATCATGATTGATTATTTCACAAATATGCAAGTAGTAGAATAACGGCGTTTCTTCGGGTGGATTCTTCTTGAACTCTTCTAACTGCTCATCAAACTCATGAAAGCCAAATTCTTCTTGCATGAACTTTATACCTTCTTCAGTAACCTCGCCAATACCGATTTCATCTATCGCCACATCAAGAAACCATGGGGCACCTGTGCTATAAAAATGAATTGCTTCTATATCAGTACGCAGAATAGGCTGGCACTCATTTTCACGTCCTTCTTTTCTCAATCTCTCGTTTTCTTCAAGTTGCTTGAAATTTGTAAACATCTTTTCGTATTTAGAACTTAGCTTACGAGCTTCTATAACTTTCTTGCCATTGAGAATATCCAAAGCATTAGCCTTCGTCATTATCAGCGAGTAGGCTTCTACTTCTTGGCCATTATATTTGATTGTTTTCATTTGATTATTAATATTTTACTATTCAAAAATAGTATATACTTACCTCAAAACAGAATAAATTGCTAGTACATACGAAACAATATGCCAATTGTTTCATTTTATACACACGCCAACTTAATGACGTGTGTATGAACGGTTTTTAAGCTGCCGATTTACTGTTTACTAAATCAAGTATAAACTTTCTACCAAGTTGCGTCCAACACAAGTATTGCTTTGCAACCTGCATACCAGTGGTATCACTTGTATAGGTGTGTGTCCTGTACTTGTCATAACCTAATCCCCTGTATTTGGCATAAAGCATGTAAACCCCATTCTGGTTGTACAATACGCCTAAATCTTTTAATATCTTGTACAGCTTTTTGGCACTCATGCCAAGTTCGTTGGCTATGATATTTGTTGTTATCAATCCTTCGCTTTGAAGGACATTGTCGAAGTAGGCAGCTTTTGGCGCCATCAGTCTGTTCTGTTCTTCTACCAGATTCTTTTCGGTTTCAAGTACAGATATTCGTTCTTTCTGCCTTTCGATGGTTGAGTTTGCTAACAGGATGGCTTTTGCCATGATTTCTTCTGGCGTATCATCCGATTTTACTGCCATATAACCGCCTTTAGTTCGGATTTCTTTCAGTATGGCTTTTACGCCTTTCTTGAACTGTTTGGCTATTGGCTTGCGGCTTTGCATCAGGACTTCATATAAACCGCTCTCTGTCAGCATCCAGACTTGACGGTTCTGACCTGACCGGAATAATGTTCCGACCAGCCTTTCATCTTCGTCTACTGTATTTACGAGTTTATTAAGGCTGCTTACATCGTATTCAATCCACTCTGCTACATCTTTAGCAAGAAACAACGGATTCTCTGCATTGCCGTAAACGGTAAGTTCTTTACCTAATAAAGTTGTTCTCTGTAAAACCTGTATCTCATTCATATTTTTTGAATTTAAGTTACCAATCTGACTCTTTACACACTCTGTCAATTCTTTATTGTTTGCGAAATACATCAAAGCTATCCCGATTTCTAGATACTGGCCGAAATACATGATTTCTCTTAGTTTCAATCCGTTTTCGGCTGCATACGTTTTTATTTGCAACATGTTCTTTGATTTCCATTCGCTTATGCTTATCCCGACATCAGAATTAAGCCCCTTGCAAGAAATATATATCCTGCCATTGTAGGTACAATAAGAAATTTGCTTATCTTTGTACCGTATGAATTGGGATTCATTTATGGTTTCTTTGTTCATACGCTGTAAAACCTGAATTAAACATATCCTCATTGATGGCCGGTCAATTCATCAATGAGGATTTTATTTTGACCGTAGTAGCAAGCTGGGATTTGAACCCATGCACACCTGAATGTCTTGCCTTGACCTGTCACGCCTGACATATAAAAAGGCAAATCTTAAAAGAGGTCTAAAGTGGCAGTTTACCCCTTGAAAGAAATGCCTTGAATATCTTTGCAGCGCAACTGCCACGAAGCGCATTTCATTCTATGGCAAAATTACCAACCGCCAAATGTTTATCCTAAAAATTGCCGTAATCAGAACAAACATTTGGCTGATTGTTTCAAAATAATCGTGTGAGGGATTTACATTGCAGTTTTCATCATGTTTGGATTAAAGCCTTGCATAAGATTACCTTCGCAGTCAAAAAAGGTGTCTTCTCGTAGCAGACTACCAATAAGTTCATTTGCAAGCCTAAATATCGGGTAAACTTCATCATTAGAGTCTATCATGCCATCTTTACAACATTTCTTTTCACTCAGAGAACGCAACAGCCAAAGTGTTTTCATGTAATACTGGTATTTTTCGGGGTTGTTGAACATTCGTTTTAATAACATAATGTTTGATTCAGTTATTACTGTTTCTTGTTTGTTAGTAAATGTTATCTTGTGCAATTCAGGATTAAAGTCTATAATTCTCATAAGTCATATTCTTTTAAATGTTAATACTAAGCTATCTTTATAAGGTTGCATTTTTTGAAACAACGCCATTCTTCTTTTTCACAATCGAAATACACCTGGCAGTTATCTGCTGTTTTCTTTGTACCCTTTGTCTCTGGTATTCTGCCACTCATTAAAGTACCGAAAGCCTGACGCAGTGTGCCGTCTGTTTTCTTGAAATAGAACTCAACCACCTTCTTATGAAGCAATGCACGAAGTTTGATATTAGTCCAAGCGCATTTCAATGCTTCACTCATTGAATAACCGTTCTTGCGTACAAATGACCAAGCAAGGTTCATAATCTCTTTTAATAGGTTTCTCTTTTCTGTTGCCATAGTTCTTATATTTATTAGTTCTTTAAATGCTGTTTAAATTTTATGCTGCAAATATAATTGATATTTAAATTATAGAACAAGCTTTCATAGTTAATAAAATATAAATATAAAATTGATATTTAAATTATTTGCTTATTATTTAAATAGTAGATATTTTTGTGCTATAAAACTAAATTTAAATGAGAATTAAAGAATTGTTGCGAGAAAAAGGAATTACCGCAAAAGAACTGGCTTCTAAAATCGGTATGACTGAAACTGGGTTAAGTATCGCTATGGGAGATAATGGAAACCCACCATTAAAGAGATTAGAACAGATTGCCACCGCTTTAGGTGTGCCAGTAACAGAACTCTTTGATAAACCCAAAGAGGGAGTTATACACTGTCCTCACTGCGGTAAGGAGATAAAATTGAATCCGAATGTTTAATTTTAAATTTAGAATTATGAGAAAAATACTATTTATTTTATTGCCCACGTTTTTACTTGTGGGCTGTAAATCTCGCGAAGAAAAGGTAGCAGAACTTATAAAACAAGAAATGTTCAAAACCCTTTATGATTTTGAGAGTTATGAACCTGTTGAAACTAAAATAGATAGTGCATTTACATCTATATATACAGATTCAGTAATCAAATCTTATGCTTATATAGCACGCTCATTTCTCGATGACGTACAAGAAGGACTTGATAAAGTAAAAGATGCGCAAAGAACAGCAGAAATATGGAGAGATAGCTATTCATCTTATGGGAGGGGCAAGTATGAAGAAGCATACAATGAAATGAGAGAACATTTAGATGAAGTTAAATCAAAAATGAGTATTGTAAATGGTTATACAGATTCAATAAGAAATGCTTCTGTTGGCTTTAAACCTGAATTTTGCGGATGGAGGGTTAAACATAGATTTAGATGTAAAACCAAAGGTGGTAATTTTGATTTAGGCGATTATATTTATATTGTTGATAAAAGAGTAACTAAAATTATATATAAAGAAGACCCTGATGATGAATATACTAAAAAAGTAAATGGGTTAATTGAAGAAGCTGTTAGTTCAAAAAATGAACAGGAAGAAACTGATAGTGTTAGTGGTGCAACATCAAATATTTAAACACGATTATTCCAGCCCCGTTCCTTATGGTTCGGGGCTTTATCCTCTAAGAATCAAAATAGAGAAAGGAAAATAACCATGACAACAAACGAAATAGACAAATTAAGCCTTGAAAAAGCCCATGCCTTATTTGAAACAGGTGATATAGATAAAATTGGAGTAGGAACGGTGAAAGGATTGTGCGAGATTCACCGCTACTTGTTCGATGGCTTGTATGACTTTGCCGGAAAGGTACGTACATTGAACATCGCCAAAGGAAACTTCCGTTTTGCCAACTGCTTGTATCTTGATGCAATTCTCCCGGTTATAGAGAAGATGCCGGAAACGACATTTGATGAAATCATTGCCAAATATGTGGAAATGAATATCGCCCATCCATTTATGGAAGGCAACGGGCGAGCCACCCGTATTTGGCTGGATATGATATTGAAAAAACGTCTGAAAAAAGTAATAGACTGGCGCAATGTGGATAAAAACCTGTATCTACAAGCTATGGAACGCAGCCCTATAAATGATTTGGAACTCCGGGTATTGTTGCAACAGGCATTAACAGACCAAGTAGATGACCGTGAAGTAATATTCAAGGGGATTACTCAATCTTACTATTATGAGGGATATGAAGCATAAAACTAAAGCCGGAAGCATAACGCTCCGGCTTTCATATCATAACTAAGAAAGACCTTTGTAAAATTACTAAAACTATTACTGTATGGATACTTTTTTCAAGCCTTGGATCGGAAGTGAGTACCAACAAAAGAACTATAAGATTCTTGTTATTGGTGACAGCCATTATTGTGGTGGATGTGATAGATGTGGTGTCTATGGAAATTGCTCTTTTGAGGAAATGGAAGATTGCAGCAATTTTACACAAAGGATAGTGAAATCATATATTGATTTTAGAAAAGACATCGGCGAGAAGCAAGGGTGGATGACTAAAACATTTTACCCCTTTGACAAAATTTTCTATGGGAAAGAAAATGTAACAATGGAAGAAAGCCTAAAATTATGGAATAGCATATCTTTCTATAATTTTCTTCAAACTGCATACATAGAGGAGGCATCAAATGTGTTATATTCTAATGATGATTATGCTCTTTCCACTCCTCTTTTCTATAATGTAATTAAAGAACTGAAGCCCAATTTACTGATTGTATGGGGGAATAGAGCTTATAATCATTTGCCTAACACAAATTGGGAGGATGGTACAGATTATTATAATGGCAAGTATCTTATAGACAATGAGAATGAGATAAAATGCATAAGAATTTACCATCCTAGCAGAGCTAATGTATCATATTGGCATTCTGTACTAACTGATTTTATAGGGATGGAACCAAATAAGCTATTATAACATAGCTATTTTGAGTGTTACAGTTTGATGATTACCATTCTGTATATTATTGACGAAAAGCCGGAAACATAGCGTCCCGGCTTTTCTATTATCTTACAATTTTTAATCGAAACATTTTTTTATCCTTTTCACAGAAATCTTGAATTATATCAATAGGAAGTTTAAAAGCTTTAGACAAATCATTCATTGTATATCCAAGTTCTGTTTTAAATAAAGAATAGGCCTCATAGAAAACAGATGGCTCATCTATATCTACATTTATAGGTTCATGCTTAGTATAACCTCTTCTGCTAAGTTCTATATAGAAATACTTATATTTATTTTCATCTATACATGCTAATTCTTTGGCCCTTCTAATAATTGAAGCCATTGATGTAAGCCAATATTCTTTCAATGGAGCCAAATAGTTCAAACGTAAATTTCTAAGAGACGGCTTGATAGACTCGGAAGGCATTAAAAATTCTGCAGCAAATCTAAAAGCCTCATTCTCTTTGTCTCTATAATCTGGAATTGGATAGTTAGGAGACAAATGCATGATAATATGTCCTAATTCATGTGCTATTGTCAATCTTTTATGGTCATTGCTAAAATTCTTATTTAATACTAATACAAATGCTCCTTTATCAGTTGTGAATGACACTCCATCAAAAATATCTTCGTCATAGTCTTTTTCTACTATAATAACGCCATATTTTTCCAATAAAGTACAGATGTTCTTTACCGGTTCTGAATCCGGAATTCCCATATATCTGCGTGTAAATTTCGCTGCAGACTCAGGAGTATAACCTTCTTCAAGGTCAATAAATCTTAGATTCATTTCAGGAAATTCAATAGAATCAGACATTTCATCTACTAAATATCCAATAATTTTATTTGAGTAATCGATGTGACAACGATCCTTTTTACTGATTCCGCTTTTTCTTCTATAGTGGGCATTATCGACATTATTACCTATCTTTACATTGTAAAATTCTTCAGGAAAGCCCAAAAAGTCAATAATCCGTTTCACAACATCAGCAGATAATATTCCCAATCCTTTTTCAAATTTAGACAAATTGGATTGCGATAAGCCCGGAATTTTTGATGCTAATTCTGTTTGTGAATAGCCACGATATTCCCTGACAAATGTTAGCTGCTTATAATTGAAATTCATAATCGTATGTTTAATTTCCAATTTAAGACTATGGTCTTAAATATTATTACTATAAAAACATCCAGTGGCAGACGGGTTAATAATTTATGTTATTTATTCTCGGCTGTTTTGGCTTTATTAGCACCTTTCAGTGATACAGATGCTGCAGGAACAGACGGTTTCAAAACAACTGTCGGTCTCAAACCTTCTGTAGCAGGTTTGTTTATAGCCCATTTAACCTTGTTTTCATCTATATAAACCAGCTTTGGGTCAACTAATTCACCAAATTGATTCTTTTTGTAACCAAAAAACAAAATAGGAGCTGTTGGGTCCTCGTCGTCCTGAAACAATCTCCCTTGCAATTGGTTCTCTATCGAATCAGTCATTTTTGTACGTATGTTCATCGGCATATCATTCTTATCCAATTTCTTGAACAGAATTATATATCCCTTCACATAAAGCATGAATCTACCATACTTTCCAGTTTTCCAATCTCTACTAAAATACTTCTGTATTGATTGTACTATTTTGACATTCAACAAGTGTGCTTCAAATCCTCTCATACGAGCTTCTGGAGGAGTTAGCACTATCTCTTTATTATACTGTTTTACTGCATCTTCGTATGCTTCAAACAGTTTTGTAAGAATTGAGCCTAGTTCAATTTTACATTCTTTTGCGCTAATTATACGCTTTCTCTTATTTTTTTCATTACTTTTGTCATCCATATTATAATTATTTATGTCCGCCACTGGACTTGAAGAAATCTCTGTTGCAGCAGAGATTTTTTCTCCAGCAAAGATATATAATTTTTCTTGAAAGTTGTATATAATTATCTCGAAAAATTGTATTTTACATCTTGGCGGTAGTAATATCATTCCACTTCTACTTGATTAGTCCTTTGACCTTCAATCTTTCTAAAATCTGATTGTAAAGATACTCTATATCCTGTCGGAAATCCTTATACTGCTGATAGATAAAAGAAACATCGGCGATATTGTTCGATATTACACACGGGGAAACATCCGGGAACACACCGGAAATCTCTGCCCGGATGCCGTTCGGCAGCCGTCCGCCGGCAAGCACACTGGGGGCGAAGAGGAACAACACAATGAAGAGGAACTTCTTTCGCTGGGTAACACTTTCCGGATTGGGCGGACAGTCCATCCCGGCCAACAGGTCCTTGAACCAGTCATAAATCTCCGGAATAAGAGAAAAATCGGTCAGGATGGGGGAGGATAGTTCCTGCTCACGTTCCGATAATCTTGATTTTTGCTCACGTATTGATTTCAACTCCACGATTGATGAAAATTCTTTTGTCATAGCTCGATAGTTTTAGAATGAATTAGTATATTTGCATCATAATCGTGTGGGGGAGTTGGCTTCTAATCGTGTGGGCTGGCTCCCTTTTTTATTTTATGCCAAGTGATATGCGTTCAGGATGGCGAAAGTGTAGATGATGACCGTAACCAGACTGTCCAGGAACACCGCCCATGCTCCCAGCTTTTGAATCTGACTGAAACTCATGACCAGGACAACAAGGAAACATATCCATTGGCTTGAAAACAATCCTATCCCCAGCAATAAAAGTCCGATAGTATCCATGAATAATGCAACATGAAGCCACGGATGCGCCATCAGATACCATCTTTTTGCTGTCTTATCCAGCTTCTGAAAGACTTTTGCATGTCGGTATAAGGATTTACATCTGAACAGCTTTGCAAGCTCGTACAAGGCTTGTATGATGATTAAGGCGTAGAATACATGTTTCATGGTCAGTAGCTTTTATCTCCGTGCTTGTACGGACGAAGTTCATTGTATTTCATTTTCTGCTTGATGTGCCAGAAGATGTCGATATTTCTATCCCGGCAGAAAGCGAATATCTCATTCAGGAGGATAAATGGTTCATCCCTGTAGAAGTTGTCGGTGACATAGGAGCAGATCCTAAACATGGACTCCGTGAAGCTCATATCGGAATAGTCTTCCGTATCGCTTCCTTCGTAGTCGAAGCTATCCAAATCATATCCTCTCAATCCGGCCAAATCCAACAGACGAATACAGGCGTCGGAAAGTTCATCCTCCACGCTGTCTTTGATTCCATACTTGAAAGCGTACATGAATTCCCCATCATCACGTTTCCTTTGTTTCATGTAATATTCAAAATTAGCCCGGTTAACGTGCATTCCTTTCCGGTCTGCCTCCACCGCTTCCATAAGTTCGGATATGACCAGACAAAGGAAATGTTCGTCACTCAGGTTCTCGTCATGCCATCCGTGGGCTACTGCGCACTGGTAGGCTTTATCTCTCAATTTGTTTAAGTTCATAATTTTCTATATTTATGACATTTTGACATCGTTTCTATGGCACACATATTGTATGCCCATAATAAAATTTGATTATATCTATATGAATGAATTTGATTCTTATAAGAATGATTTTGGTTTTGAAATAGGCTCTGGGTTCTCAGGAAACTCTGATTACATGAAGGTTCTGGATGAGAAGAAAAGACGTGCTCTCATGGAAGAGCAATACAACTTTCTTCAAATTCAGAAGTCAGAAATCCTCGCTCAACAGAAATATCGTGAGTTGCATCAGAAGGAAATCCTTGCCCAACAAAAATATCGTGAAGAGCAACGTAAAGGAGCCAACCTCGAAAAATGGCTTCTTATAGTCAATACTGCTATTGCCATTGCAGCATTATTGGTATCTCTATTAAAATAAAATACCCGGTCACCGCCACAAAGCAATTACCGGGTATTCACAAAGCACTGACAAGGGTTGTCAGTAAGATTTTAGATAAGGCTCGCTCACGGCTGTTTGATGGATATTGCTTTCATTTCTTATCCTCTAATAATTCTGGGTTATCGAATAAGTTTCCAATTACCTCACACTTACTATTGAGCAACATAGGGGTAGTCTTGGTCGAACTTCCTTTGTGATAACCTACGATGAATGCTCCACACTCAAACTTTACAACCATAGGCTGTTTATTCCCATGGTATCCTTGCTGAAGAACTATATCACCCTCATAAATATCTGTTCCATTTTTATCATACAATCCGGTGAACTGGCCTATTGTTCCCTGTTTCGTGAATATCGGTCTATCACTGCAATAGC